TGGCCAAGCTGCTCGGCGTCCACGAGAACAACACGGGTCACCGTTTCCGCCAAATTCTGGCCGACTTCTCGCCTAAGTCATTGTCGGAGCTGGACAAATTTGAATCACCGATTTCGCTGCCCAGCGGTCGGCGGGCGCAGTTCTTCCCGGCGGGCGTGATCACCCAGATTGCCTCCGGCGTGATTGATGCCGCGCTCGACCAAACGCTGCACCGTGCGCGCCTGAAGCTGGTGCCCAACTGCATGAAGATCATGCGCGCGCTCGCCACCACCGGCGAGGTCGCGCTGATCGACGAGGCCACTGGCTACCAGCACCACCGCGCGCCCGATGCGCTGCAGGAGCTGATCTCCAAGCTGCTGCGCCAGTCCTGCGCGTCGTGGGAGCGGCGTTTCCACCCGGACTACTACCGGGCGCTGTACCGCCTCTTCAACTGGCGATACCAGGGGCACGAGCAGAACCCGCCCCACGTCATCGGCCAGATCACCTTGCGCTGGGTCTACGGGCCGGTGCTGCCGGAGGACTTGCTGGGCGAGATCCGCAACCGCAAGGGCATCTCGCAGAAGCACCACCAGTGGTTGTCCGAGCAGGGCCTCGCGCATTTGGAATCGCAGATTCACGCGGTCACGGCGATTGCGCGCAGCTCGATGAGCTACGCCGACTTCAAGCGCCGCTGCGAATCGGCTTTCGCGGGCACGCCTTTGCAACTTGGCCTGCTGGCCGAAGAACTCGCGGAGGTGGTGTGAAATGCTGGGTCTGCAAACGACAAGCACGCGGCTACGGCCACACGGACGGTCGCTTCAAGACCGCCGATCCGCGCCGCTACGTGCTCGACTGGGTGTTCTGCTCGCGCCGCTGCCAGGACGCGTTTCATGGGCTGTACGGCAACTGGCAGCGCGCCAAGGAAGGCCGCATCGACAAGACGGAGGTCGCCATGATCGATCCGTCTGATGTCGAACTGGCCGCGATGCGCCAGTGCCTCAAGGCCTTCGGCGAGGCTGCGGGCGAGATCGGGTTCGCCAAGCCGCTGGGCGACTACTCCGAAACCGAAGCGCTGCAGGTGATCGACGCCATCGTCACCTGCTGGTCGGACGCGATGGTCGCGCACCACGAGGCCACCAAGTTCCCGCCCGTGCGGGGCTTGCCGCCGACGCCCGATCCGCTGGCACCCGACTCCGCCAATCCGTTCGCCGATCTGGAGGACGAACTGCCTTGGGACGAGCCGAAGGGGAGGAATCCATGATGGACTTCAATTCCTCGGCCAGCGTCTCCGGCCAGATCACGGCGCTGATCGACATCGGCATGCAGCGTGTGCGTGCGCAGCAGACCGCACGCGACTACCTCGGCGCGTCGCGTCTGGGCGCGGCCTGCGAGCGCGCTCTGCAGTTTGAGTACGCCAAGGCTCCGGTCGATCACGGGCGCGACACCCAGGGCCGGATGCTGCGCATCTTCGAGCGCGGCCACGTCATGGAGGACTGCATGGTGGCGTGGCTGCGCGACGCGGGCTTCGACCTACGCACGCGCAAGCCCGACGGCGAGCAGTTCGGCTTCTCCGATGCGCACGGCCGCCTGCGCGGTCACGTCGATGGCGTGATCGTCGGCGGACCGGACGGTTTCCACTATCCCGCGCTGTGGGAGAACAAGTGCCTCGGCGCGAAATCGTGGCGCGAACTTGAGGCCAAAGGCCTCGCGGTCGCCAAGCCGGTGTACGCCGCGCAAGTCGCGCTCTATCAGGCGCACCTGCAACTGCACGAGCACCCGGCGCTGTTCACCGCGATCAACGCCGACTCGATGGACATCTATGTCGAGCTGGTGCCCTTCGATGGCGCGCTCGCGCAGCGGATGACGGATCGCGCGGTCAAGGTCATCTCCGCGACCGAAGCCGGTGAGCTGCTGCCGCGCAGCTTCCACGAAACCACTCACTTCGAATGCCGGATGTGCGCATGGCAAGACCGGTGCTGGAGAACCCCATGAGCGACGACACGCAATTCATCGGCGACGTCGAACCGATGATCGACGCCAAGCAGGCCGCTGCCGCGCTGCGCTTGCCGTACTACTGGTTCGCCGACCCGCAGATGCGCAGCAAGTACAAGATTCCCCACTACCTGATGGGCGGTCTGGTGCGCTATCGCCCGTCCGAACTGTCTGCGTGGGCCGCGCGCAGCGCCGCCGCGCAGGGGCGCGACGGTGACGCCGATGGCGTGGAGGCCGAATGACTCTCGACTTCAACGACATCGCGCCACCGCCCGATCACAACCGCCGCACCCTCAGCGACGCCGAGCGCGAAGAGCTGCGTGCCGACCTGCTCGCACGACTTGAATCCGTTCTGTTCACCTTGTTCCCTGCGGGCAAGAAGCGCCGTGGCAAGTTCCTGATCGGCGACGTGCTCGGCAGTCCCGGCGACAGCCTCGAAGTGGTTCTCGATGGCGACAAGCAAGGGCTGTGGACGGATCGGGCCACCGGCGACGGGGGCGACATCTATGCGCTGATCGCCGCGCACCTCTGCATCGACGTGCTGCACGACTTTCCGCGCGTGCTCGACGCCGCTGCCGATCTGCTCGGACGCTCGCGTTCTCTACCTGCGCGCAAGGCCAGCAAGAAGGACGTGCCGGTCGACGAGCTCGGCCCCGCCACCGCCAAGTGGGACTACCTCGATGCGGCAGGCCATCTCATCGCCGTCGTCTACCGCTACGACCCGCCCGGGCAAAAGAAGCAGTTCCGGCCCTGGGACGCCAAGCGGCGCAGGATGGCACCGCCCGATCCGCGCCCGCTCTACAACCAGCCGGGGATGAGCAGTGCCGCGCAGGTGGTGTTGGTCGAAGGCGAAAAATGTGCGCAGGCCTTGATCGACGCGGGCATCGTGGCTACCACGGCGATGCACGGCGCGAACGCCCCGGTCGACAAGACCGACTGGTCGCCGCTTTCGGCCAAGGCGGTTTTGATCTGGCCCGACCGCGACAAACCGGGCTGGGACTACGCGGCACGGGCGGCGCAGGCCATCCTGTCGGCGGGTGCAAAGTCCTGCCACATCCTCTATCCGCCCGAGGAGGCTGCCGAGGGCTGGGACGTGGCGGACGCCATCGCCGAGGGCTTCGATGTCGCCACCTTCCTTACCCACGGCCCGCGCCTTCAGATGCACGACGTGGCCGATGACGTCGATCCGGTGGTCAGCAGCGACGAATCCGTCTGGGGCACCGAGGACGCGCTGGCGCTGTCCTTCACCCGCCGCTACCACCGCGACTGGCGCTACGTGGCGGCCTGGGGTCGCTGGCTGGTGTGGGACGGGCAACGCTGGCGCACCGAGGACACGCTGGCCGCCACCGACCTGATCCGCAGCGTCTGCCGCCAGACCGCCGTGCGCGCCGACAACCCCAAGGTCGCCGCTAAGTTGGCCAGCGCCAGCACGGTCGGGGGCGTGGAACGGCTGGCGCGCGCAGACCGGAGGCACGCGGCCACCACCGACGAATGGGACGCCGATCCGTGGCTGCTCAACACACCCGGTGGCGTGGTCGATCTCAAGACCGGTCGCAAGCGCGCGAACGACCGCGTCGACCGGATGACCAAGATCACCACGGCCACGCCGGGTGGCGACTGCCCGCAATGGATGGCCTTCCTGTCCGACATCGCGGGCGGCGATGTTGATCTGCAGGCCTACCTGCAGCGGATGGTCGGCTATTGCCTGACCGGCGTGACCAGCGCCCACGCGCTGTTTTTCCTGTACGGCACGGGTGCCAACGGCAAGAGCGTGTTCGCCAACGTCATCAGCACCATCCTCGGCGACTACGCCGCCACCGCGTCGATGGACACCTTCGTCGAGACGCGTGGCGACCGGCACCCGACCGATCTGGCGGGCCTGCGCGGCGCGCGCTTCGTGACGGCCATCGAAACCGAGCAGGGTCGGCGTTTGAACGAGTCCAAGGTCAAGGCCATCACCGGCGGCGACAAGATCTCCGCGCGCTTCATGCGCCAGGACTTCTTCGAGTACACGCCGCAGTTCAAGCCGGTGATCGTCGGCAACCACAAGCCCGCCATCCGCAACATCGACGAAGCGATGAAGCGGCGGATGCACATGATCCCCTTCACGGTGACGATTCCGCCCGAGCGGCGCGATGGCCGTTTGACCGAGAAGCTGCTGGCTGAGCGCGACGGGATTCTGGCGTGGGCCGTGGCCGGATGCCTTGCGTGGCAGCGCGAAGGCTTGAAGCCGCCCGCCAGCGTGGTGTCGGCGACCGAGGAGTATTTCGAGTCCGAGGATGCGCTGGGGCGTTGGCTCGATGAACGCTGCGTGCGCGCGCCCAACGCCAAATCGCTGACCGCCGAACTGTTCACCGACTGGAAGCAGTGGGCGGAAGCATCGGGCGAGTTCATCGGCGCGCAACGACGCTTCTCCGATCTGCTGATCACGCGCGGGATCGAGAAGTGGCGCAACGGCATGGGCGTGCGCGGGTTCCAGGGCATTGGCCTCAAGCACCCGCCGATGCCCGCCTACACCCCCTACGCGGACAACTGACCCCCATGAAAACCACGTCGTCTGACGCAGCTGACGCATTTGCACGTAACTCTCTATACGCGTGCGCGCGTGCGCGCCTCACGGAGAGTTTCGGTATTCCGTGTCAGCTGCGTCAGACCTGCACCGGACAAGGACTGACACCATGACCACCACCATCCTCGCCCTCGATCTGGGCACCACCACCGGCTGGGCGCTGCGGGGCAGCGACGGCCACATCACCAGCGGTTCCGAGAGCTTCCGGCCGCAGCGCTTCGAAGGCGGCGGAATGCGCTTCCTGCGCTTCAAGCGCTGGCTCACCGAGATCAAGCAATCCTGCGACGGCATCGACTGCCTGCACTTCGAGGAAGTCCGCCGCCACGCCTCAACCGATGCGGCGCACGCCTACGGCGGCTTCCTCGCCACGCTCACCGCGTGGTGCGAGCACCACCAGATCCCGTACCAGGGCGTGCCCGTGGGCACGATCAAGAAGCACGCCACCGGCAAGGGCAACGCCAGCAAGGACGAGATGGTGGCGTCCGCCCGTGCCCGTGGTCATGCCCCGGCCGACGACAACGAGGCCGACGCGCTGGCCCTGTTGAACTGGGCTGTCCACCACCACGACCTTGGACAGGAGGTGTGACGTGGGCCGCAACGACTGGACGATTGAGGACGTGGCTGCACGCTTCGAGGAAGCCGCCAGCACCGGACGACGCCTGCCACCGGTGCGTGTGCAGGGCTACTTCAACACCTGGCCCATCATCGTGCGCAAGGAGTGGGAAGCCTTTGCCGCCGACGAGCACGTCTACCGACCCTTCCCACCCACACCCGACGCCGTAGACCGGATGCTGGAGACCATGAAGTGGGTGCAGTGGCTGGAGGTTGAGCAGCGCCATCTGGTGTGGATGCGGGCCAAGCGCTACGGCTGGCGCGACATCACGATCCGCTTTGCCTGCGACCGCAGTACCGCGTGGCGGCGCTGGCAACGGGCGCTGGAGATCGTCACCGAGAAGCTCAACGGCGAAGGCCTCCGCCTGCCTTCCAAAATCGTGGGCCAAGCAGGGTAACGCTTGCCGCGTTTGTCCTTCGTTTCCTGCGTTTGTCCCTTTCGGCGCTCTTCGAGCCTGCAACAAAACAGCCCGGCCGGGGGTAGTATTTCAGCTATCTTCTGGACAGCGGTGACGGTTCGGCGAGTGGCCCGAGGCGAAAGGGGTCCTTCCTGCCGAAAGTCCCATGCGGGGGGCGCGAGCGCGGCGCTTTTTTAGCGTCAGGGCGCGGGCAAGGTTACCAGTTGGTCAGGTTACCGGCCCCGGTTACCACCCCAAGCCGCAGTTACCACCCTACCAGAATCGTCATTCACCAACCCGCCCGGCGGCAACGCTCGGCGGGTTTTGCTTTTGGGACTTCCACTTTGAACACGCTCAACGTCGAGTACCGCAAGGTCGAGGCGCTGATTCCCTACGCCCGCAATCCGCGCACGCACGCCGAGGGTCAGATCGCCAAGATCGCGGCCAGCATCGTCGAGTACGGCTGGACGAACCCGATCCTGGTCGATGGCGACAACGGCATCATCGCCGGGCACGGGCGTCTGGCCGCTGCCGGCAAGCTCGGACTGGATCAGGTGCCGGTGATCGAACTGGCACATCTGACCGTCGCGCAGAAGCGCGCGCTGGTGATCGCCGACAACCGGCTGGCACTGGATGCGGGCTGGGATGCGGAGATGCTGGCGCTGGAGTTGGCCGACCTGTCCGAAGCGGGGTACGACCTTGCGCTGACGGGTTTCGAGGATGCCGAGGTCGAGGCGCTGCTCACGGGTGAGGTGACCGACCCCAATGCCGACCCGGAGCCGAACGCCGACGAACCGGACGCAGCGGACGACGTGCCCGACGCCCCCGTCGTGGCGGTGTCTCGCCCGGGCGATGTCTGGGCCATCGGCGCGCACCGCCTGATCTGTGGCGACGCCACCGACCGGGGCGTGGTCGCGGCACTGATGGACGGCAATGCCGCTCGCCTGTGCTTCACCTCGCCGCCCTACGGCAACCAGCGCGACTACACCTCGGGCGGCATCACCGACTGGGATGGCCTGATGCGCGGCGTGTTCGCGCACCTGCCGATGGCGGCCGATGGGCAGGTGCTGGTCAACCTTGGCCTCATCCACCGCGACAACGAGGTGATCCCGTATTGGGATGCGTGGCTCGGCTGGATGCGTCAGCAAGGTTGGCGGCGCTTTGCGTGGTACGTCTGGGATCAGGGGCCGGGGATGCCCGGCGACTGGGCAGGACGCTTCGCGCCGAGCTTCGAGTTCGTTTTTCACTTCAACCGCGAAAGCCGCAAGCCCAACAAGATCGTGCCCTGCAAGCATGCCGGGCAGGAGTCGCACCTGCGCGCCGATGGCTCGTCCACGGCGATGCGCGGCAAGGATGGCGAAGTCGGCGGCTGGACGCACAAGGGCCTGCCGACGCAGGACACGCGCATCCCCGACAGCGTGATCCGCGTGATGCGCCACAAGGGCAAGATCGGTCAGGACATCGACCACCCCGCCGTGTTTCCGGTGGCGCTGCCGGAGTTCGTGATCGAGGCCTATACGGACGCGGGCGACATCGTGTTCGAACCTTTCGGCGGCAGCGGCACCACCATGCTGGCCGCTGAGCGCACGGGCCGCGCCTGCCGCAGCGTGGAAATCGCGCCGGAGTACGTGGACGTCGCCATCAAGCGCTTCCAGCAGAACCACCCCGGTGTGCCGGTGACGCTGCTGGCAACAGGCCAGTCCTTCGAGCAGGTCGCCGCCCAGCGCGCTACTACCCTTGATGCCGAGGTGGTGGCATGAACTGGCTGGCCGACAAGATCGAGCAGTGGCCGACCGGCAAGCTGCTGCCCTACGCCCGCAACGCGCGCACCCACTCCGAGGAGCAGGTGGCGCAGATCGCCGCCAGCATCGCCGAGTTCGGATTCACCAATCCGATCCTGGCGGGCAGCGACGGCATCATCGTCGCTGGCCACGGTCGGCTGGCCGCCGCCCAGAAACTCGGGCTGGAGATCGTGCCGGTGGTCGTGCTGGATCACCTGACGCCAACGCAGCGCCGCGCACTGGTCATCGCGGACAACCGCATTGCCGAGAACGCAGGCTGGGACGACGCGATGCTGCGGATCGAACTGGAAGCCTTGCAGCTGGACGGCTTCGACCTCGACATCACCGGCTTCGACGCCGACGCCCTGGCCGAACTGATCGCGGGCGACGAGCCTGACAACGAGGGGCAGACCGATGAGGATGCGGTGCCCGAAGTCAGCGAGACGCCGATCTCGCGCCCGGGCGATGTTTGGATCATGGGCCCGCACCGGCTGCTGTGCGGCGATGCCACCGTGGCGGCAAGCTACGAGGTCTTGCTGCAAGGCGAGCCGGTCGACATGGTCTTCACCGATCCGCCGTACAACGTGAACTACGCCAACAGCGCAAAGGACAAGATGCGCGGCAAGGATCGCGCGATCCTGAACGACAACCTGGGCGACGGGTTCTACGATTTCCTGCTGGCGGCATTGACGCCCACCGTGGCGCATTGCCGGGGCGGGATCTACGTGGCGATGTCCTCCAGCGAACTCGACGTGCTGCAGGCCGCCTTCCGTGCCGCCGGTGGCAAGTGGTCGACCTTCGTCATCTGGGCCAAAAACACCTTCACCCTCGGCCGCGCCGACTACCAGCGCCAGTACGAGCCGATCCTGTACGGTTGGCCCGAGGGCGCGCAACGCCACTGGTGCGGCGACCGCGACCAGGGCGACGTATGGCAGATCAAGAAGCCGCAGAAGAACGACCTGCACCCGACGATGAAACCGGTGGAACTGGTCGAGCGCGCGATCCGCAATTCGAGCCGCCCCGGCAACGTGGTGCTCGACCCGTTTGGTGGCTCTGGCACGACGTTGATCGCAGCGGAGAAGTCAGGCCGCATCGCGCGGCTGATCGAACTCGATCCGAAGTACGTGGATGTGATCGTGCGCCGGTGGGAGGACTTCACCGGCAAGCAGGCTATCCGAGAGGCGGCAGACCAGCAGGCGTGCGCCAATTGAATCCGCGCGCAGGCGCCTTGGCTTCTTCTTCCTCGGCGATGCGCCGCAGGATTTGCATCGTGGTGAGATCGCGTGGCAGTGCCATGCACATGACGCGCACGGCCTGCTCGATGGAAATGTCCGGACGCCGGTTGGCGATCAGCCAACGCAGCGCCTGCTCCCGTTCGGCAGCTGCGGTTTTCATCAGGCGGCCATTTCGTCGTTGATTTCGCAGTGGATCACAAAGCCCGTCAGGTAAGGCAGGCCGCGTGGGATGCCGTACTGCTTGCTGGTCTGGCGGCCAATCGTCCAGCCCATCCAGCGCTGGGTGGCAGCGTTGATCGCGTCCGTCAGGGTCTTGCCTTCGTAAAGCCCGTTCTGGACGTCGTCGGCAAAATGGCGGCCGTGGCGGCTGTCGAGGAAGACCCGTACCGATTCGAGTGTCTGGCCGGTGGCGTCCGAGATGGCGCTCATCGCCAGGGGCCACGCGCCGCTGGCGTGCTCGTTCATCGTGCCCCAAAAGCCCCAGGCGTCGTTCTGGGTGGCGGGGATCTGGATGCTGGTCATGGTGGTTTCTCCTTCGGGTTGATCGTTGCGACACCCGTAGTAACGCGCTGTTCGATTGAGAAGCCAAGCGCCGCCTGGCCTCTTTCTCGATCTTTCTCGATCAGGCGATGCGGTAGACCCGCTCGCCGCCCTGCGGTTTGTCCGAGACGATGGTCAGACCGAGCTTTTTCTTGAAGGCTCCAGCGAAGGTGCCGCGCACCGTGTGCGCCTGCCAGCCGGTGGCGGTGCAGATCTGGCCGATGGTCGCGCCCTCGGGGCGTTGCAGCATCCGGATCACTTCGGCCTGCTTGCTGTTGTCGCGGGTGCGTGGCTTGGCTGGTGCGGGCGTCGCATTCTTGGCCCACTCAGCCTCACACGCGGCCACGTCGGCCTCCAACTCGGCGTCGGTGGTCTGCGGTGCTTCGGTGGCGTCAGGCGCGTCCTGCGCCGCTTCGGCGTTGGCAATGATGGCGTCAAGCTTGGCCTCGAGTGTCGAGGAGCGCGTGATATCGCTGTGGGGGCGCTTCATGCCCAAGGCGTCGTAGCCCTCGGCGGCGACGCACCAGCCCCCGCCGTCAGGCGTGATCAGGGCGCGGTTGAACAGGCCGTCGAGCACCTTCTTGCGTGCGCCGCCTTTGATGTTGTCGGGGAACCATTCGATCTTGCCGCCGCTGGTGTTGATGGCCTTGGCGAGGATGGCGTGCTGGGCCGGGGTGAGTTGGGT